TGCAACGTATGCAGCAGATGCGTCAGCCTCGTATGGGAATGGGTCTTGGTGGTATGCGTCCGATGGGTATGCAGCCATATCAAGGATTTGGTAGACCACAGTTTCCTATGCAGCAGCAGCCAATGAGACAGTTCGGTGCGATGGGATACAATCAACCGCAACCTTATCAGCAGCAGCAATATGGCATGATGGGTGGTTATCAGCAGAATCCCTATCAGCAGATGCGACCGCAGCCACAGCAGTTTGGTGGATATGGCATGGGTCAGCAGATGGGTGGATACGGTGGTTACGGCGGTATGCAAAATCCGTATCAACCGCAGCAGATGGGATCATATAACCAGAACAATTCTATGGGTTATGGTGCGCAAGGAAATCAGTTCCAAGGATATATGCGTTAATCTCTGATAGTTAGCTTACAAGTTTCGCACTTGCGCTCTGATTCGTTTATTTTTTTGAGAGGAATGCAGCACTTGATGCACTGATTTGCATCAAGCCTTTTTTGAAATTCGCCTGATTCTTGTAATTCAATTAGGTTCATTGCGCGGTAAACTGTATCTTGATTTAATTTGACTCAGTGATTGCATGGTTAGTCCCATGATGTCAGCCGCGTCTTTTAAAGACAATTCTTTTTTTAGAAGTTTGTTGAGCATTTTAGCGTCTTTTGTCAGTGCAAGTTTTGGTCTTCCACCTGTCTTGCCGTTTTGCTGTGCTTTTAATCGGTCATTTATTTGCTTCTGTGTTTTTTTATTATTGACCATTCCTGCGAGCTTTGGGTTTGTTTCTATATCTTTTTTTGTTTGTGCCTCCCAAGCCTGTCGATATAAGTCTTCATACCTTTCCATTTCAGTCAGCAATTTTTCTCTCCAATATATCGAACAAAGCCTGTAGCTCCTCTATTTGTTGTTTGGTGATTTGATCGGATCGCGCCGTAGCATCATGCTTCGTCCAATGCATACGGCGCTTAATCCTTTCGATTATCTGGACAGTTTCTATGTCCATTTTGCATCGCCTTTAAGAACCAAGACTGGCCCGACGATTTTTTGTCCACAGAGTTCAGATGCCTCTACATTTACAGGCAAGTTTTCTAGTAAACCTTCTTCATTTACTAAAACCTGTACGTTTGTATCATTAGGAAGAAGAACCATTTCTACAAACCCTCCGACAATTTCTTGCGCTTTTTCAAGCGTTGGTGGTGTGTTCTCTAACGTAGTAATCATTACTATCTCCTTTTACTAGAACTTGGTAGTATTACCACATACTCCCACATCAGTCAATAGTTGGTTCATTATTATGTAGTGTTCCACCTACAACGCCGAGGAACTTTTTCGGCCCTGATCTGGTGATTTTGAACTGCCCGATGCGATTGGTGTTTTGCAGTTTTGTAACGTCTTTTTTAAATGTTTCTTCACTTAGGTTCATGAGGCGTAGGTTTGCCGCGGTCATATCGTCATCTGGTGCAATGCGAACCATTTCGTGCAGGCCATCTGTGTTGCCGCCTTTGGTGACTGGATGCCCTGACAATTCTCTTTCTTGAATAAACTGGAATACTAGCTCCAATCTGTTGCGAACTGTTTGTGAGAATTTAACAGCGATTATATCCTGTGATCTATCTTCAAGCAAACCTGTGTTCGGGTTACGAATGAAGTGTCTAAAATCTCTGTTGGCTGGTCCGTTTGACTTTACGACTGCGCCATCGAATACGCCGTTTCGCGTATATGGAATGTTTAAATCTTTGCAGCGTTGCTGTCCTACAGTTTCGCCAACAGGCCAAACGGCGAACGCCGCACGCACGCCATCAACGATAGCGGAGGTTCCGCGAATAGCGTTCCGCGCTTCTTCTGGTGTTTTGATCGGCTTATCGTCTTTGATCTTTGCCATGTGGTGGTTGACCATAACAGTTGCACCCGTTTCGGTAGCCATCTGTGCGAGCATGCCCATGAAGGCAGCACCCGCGGCGGGATCGGCGTTTACATCCGCGTGAACAAACGATGCGAGAGGGTCGATTACGATTAGCTTGAGCCTTGTCATTGTTAGCATCTGTTCGTAAACGCGAGCAAACTCTGCGCCCATTTCGTATGAGTTGTCGATCTTCTGCATGACAGGAAACACGCCACCGAGGTTTGGTAGTGGTAAAATGCGCAGATTATGGTCATAATGCTCGCGGTATCTTTTGGGGTCGAGGCGCGAAATACGTCTGTGCATTTCGTCTTTGTCATCTTCCGCAGTCAGAATGATTGCATCCCCGTGCTCTGCGACGAGGCCACCGAATGCGTTTTGCATAGATGCGCCAGAGGCGACTTTCATAGCTAGGTCGAGGGTCATCATCCCTTTTCCACTATCACCCGCAGCAGCGAATACGACAGGCACGCCTAGCGGTATTGTGTCGCCAATTAAAAACTTTTGTTCGGGTGCAGAGCCAACGAAGTATTTGTCGATCAGCAGGCTATCATCTAGCAGCGAGATTGGCTTTTTGACTTTGCTTTCGTGCGATTTGATGAATGCGTCTACGTTAAACTCCTGCTCAATGGCATCCGCGGCATCCCACTTTTCTTCTTTACTCGCTGGGATTTGCAGCATCAGAGTTGATTTTGCTCCAGCTTCTTTAGCTTGTGCTTCGACAATGCCTGCCAGTCTTTTGCCAGCAGCGTCATTATCGGGCCATAGGATTACGTTTTTGTTTCGCAGTGGCGTGAAGTCGAACTTGGACGCGGTGTTTTCTGACAGCATGCCAGAGCCACCTATGGTGCAAGTTGCGGCGTATCCTAGCTGGCTAAGAGCATCTGCGCACTTCTCGCCCTCTACCCAGATAACTGTATCTGAGGTTAAAATGTTCGGGATATTATAGAGAGGTCGAGGTTCTGGGATGCCCTGCCGCCCGTTCATGAACTGACGGAACTGCTTCTTGGGCTTACCTGTGCTATCTAAGATAACATCGCCTGTCTCGTTTTTGTCGAAATACTTTCTGACAGTTACAAGAACCTCACCGTTTTCATCCGTATATGTATATTCGCTTTCGAATGGCGTTCCCGGTCCAATGGTAGGTTTCACAGGCTTTTGTTCGGGTTGCTGAAACCCGGCGGTTGTGTTTGTGACCTGAAAGTTTTGAGGATTGTTCGGCTTAATAATGTTTTCGGGTGCTGGCATAAACCGCTGGGGTAAATGATCTTGGAAGTATTCTGCTGTTTCTTCAATTGACCAACCCCTGCCTTCTTTTAGTATTTTGCTAATCCCACCAACACCATCGCCTGACTCAAAATCTTTGCCGTTTAGGAACCACGGGCTGTTTATGTCGATGTTAATTCGTAGAGATTGGCCTCTTTCTCCCCGCAGTGAGCCGAGCATAAAATCATTACCGCGCCGAATGCCTTCGGGGTAAGTTTCGATCAGCGTACTGAGTTGAATATGCCTTGGCACTTCGCTTGAAATCAGCTTTGCTACATCCTTTGAACTATTGCCAAATCTTTTTATATTCATTATCTTGTCCTCATACCCAAACTATCCACTAGATATGGGGTCGCACTTCCACACGCGGCCCCATATCCTTTTACTCTTTCCAACAGGTTTCCCTAAACTCGCACCACTTGCATAGGAAAAAATCTTTGCTTTGTGAGATACGAGGTAGAATGTCACCCGCTTTTGCAGCCGTCAAGATGTCCACAGCGCGGTCACTCGCCTCTTGCGCGAGCTTGGCATCATACGGCACTAGCTCATAATAAACTTCAGAGGTGTTTTTGTTTACAACCGTAAACAGAGCGGGATGTCTGTTAAGGTCCATATACGTCTGATAGAGTGCGATTTGCGTGGCGTAAGTTGGATTTGCCTTTGCAACCCCGTGGCGAACAAAGCCTTGAAACTTTTTATCGTTTGCTGATTTACATTCCCATAGAGCGGGATATTCCATAGCCACTGGGCCATCGCATACTACGCCATCTATATGACCGCGTATTTCTCCATCTGCGATAGAGAAACCGAACTGTTCACCGCCTTTGTCTTCTGTGCGCAAATCAAAGCCTGCGTCTCTGAGCCACTTCGCTGCGTAGTCTTCAATCTCATGACCAAACTGAAAGATGCGCAATGTGCGTGCGTTAAATTCTTTGTCGGGATCAGTTGCATAATTAAGGTAGCGATACTGAATTTTGCGTCTGCATTCATCACCGATGCTTGATGCGCCAATGTATTTGCGGCGCTCGCGCTTTTTATTATTAGCAACGATAGCTTTGTCTACAGCGTCCTTGATGCTCTCTGCTACAGGATCAACCCTAGAATGGGATTGAAGTAGAGGGCCAAGTGCCTGTTGACTTAAAGTAGGTTTCTTCGAGGTTTCCAATGTTTATCTCCGCTGCTAGACGTTGTGCTTCCTGTATTCCAAATATCAGTGTGTGAACTTGATCCTCTGTTAAGTCAGAGAAGCGCGTGTCCCAACCGAACTTGCCTAATATGTGCGCCAATTCGTCGATTGGCTTTGGTGGTGGTGGTAATGTCAATGTCTTGTTTCCTCCGTTGACCCGAACAATTCTATGACTTCGTTGATTAGCTCCGGGTCGGCATCTTTGTTTCTGAAGCCAATGTTTAAAACTTCTTGTCCCTCTATCATGACAGTCGCAGTGCCAAACAAGACTTCTTTTTCAGCTTCTTCAATATGATCTTGGATCACTTCGTTCGCTGCGCTTTGCACTTCGATCATGTTTGATGGGTCGTTGACCCAGCAGACCATCTCATATTCAGAAGTTTCGACGTTATTATCTTCTTTCTCTGCGAACATGAGATACATTTCAAAGCGAGGCATCGTCATCCCTTCTCCGCAAATTCCCCGCCCAAGCTGGAATACGCGGCTTTATCAATCCACGAGTCTTCGTGGTCTATGGTGTTTAGGATACGCGAAGTTTTCAACCAGTCCATCATTAAAGCAACATGCATGGGGGTAATCTCCCCGTGCGTTAGAAGTGCGCTGCGCAGGATAATGTTCCATCCCTCTGCAATTCTGAAGTGATTTTCGTATGCATCACCGTAGTCGTCGGCTCGTTGCCCATTCACAAGTTGTTCGGCTTTGTTAAGAATTTCTTCACGTTTCATTGTACCCGCACCTTTGCTTCTGCTTTTTTATATTCGTGATCAATGACCTTTTTATTCCAGAAATAGTTAAGGGTGCAATTGGCCCTATACTTTGTCCAAGAGAAGTCCATTGGGCTAACTTCGATGCCTTGTGCGCGTAGCAGTTGCTTTTGCTTGTCGCTTGCGCCCTGACTTAGCCACCTTTTGTTTTTGTTTGCCGCGCTGCTTTCTTCGATTTCACGCAAGAAGTCATCAGACGCTGCCATTGCATGTACCTTTTCGCCAATCGAAACCACACGAACTCTTCCGTTGGCAGGCTTAACGAATGCTACCCAAAACTGATCATTGAGCTTTGCTACGAGACAAAAGCCATTGAAACCCCCTGCCATCATGACAGAGCCTTTCCCAAATGGGTCTATCCACATAAACGGCGATACTTGCATCAAGTCGTATTCGCTCATGACGAACGACTCTAGCTCGCTCTTTTCTGGTGGCTGGAAGATGTGACCGCAGATCGGACATTCTCTAACCCGCGCATGCACTTCGGCTTCGCAGTCTGGGCAAACCTTTGTTGGAGCTTCGCCTTCTTGTGACTTTTCCCTGCCATCCAAGTCAGCCGCGTCATCAATGCTACCATGCGTAATGACGCTGGTTCCAAAGTCCATGACGATGCAATCTGTCTTAATGGTGTCGGGATAAATTTCTGGATCAATGATGCGTAGCCCACGCCCAATCATTTGAACCATTGTGCCTTTCTGCGAGCATGGTCTTGTTAGGATCACGCATGACACTGGAGGCGCGTCAAAGCCTTCTGTAAGCACCGCTACGTTCACGACTACCTGCAAGTCACCAAACTCCAAATCGTGCAGCATTCGCGCTCTTACGGCCTTGTCAGTCTCTCCTGTGACGTAATCTGCCTTTACGCCATCTGCCACGAATGCATCGCAAAGATGTTCGGCATGTTTGACTGTGGAGCAGAATACGACAGTTTTACGATCACCAGCTTTTTCCTGCCATTCCCGAACAATTCTATCGTTAATGACTTGT